GCCAGCTACTCACGTCATAATCCTCCTGCCTTTCCTGGCTGCCACCAAGAGGGAATTCCCAAGAGTCGAGAAACTCTTCCATCTGTAGTTGTTCCCACGGCGTAATGCCAAACGCCTTGTAGAACGACAATCTCGCGCCGTCAGTGATGGGCTGTGGATCAAGCCGCTCCAGTTGTTTCATCCCCATCGCGCGGAGCTCCCTGTTGATTCGGAAATACATAGGGTCACTCGCTTGGAGATCAATATGGTCAACTGCTCCCTTACGGCGGCGTGATGCAGACATACGCTGCTTCCCACCGCTCGTTTTGGTATGCAGTGACGCACTGGAGGCGTTGCGCATAATGGCCATAGCATAGGCTTGAAGAACAGGCACGCCGAGATTCAACACCATCTCGCCCATGCCAGTCGTCATAGCCAGCTTGCGCCTTGCGCGCTCGGAGTCCAAATACTTTACCCCGCCTAACCCGTTGGATAAAACCTTCAGGGGGTCCCGTACAAACTTGTGTTTGCCGGGCGCGTACTCGACGGGGTGCGATTGGCACCACTCTACGCCTTCGATGTCGAAGGCGATGTTTTCAAGTTTGATCTCCATGCCGAACTCAAGGAATGCATCGTAAAGATTCTCCTCGCACCACGGCAGCAACTCCCGCTCAATAATGAGCAGGCAGTCGTCGCCATCGTCGAGAATGTCGTACTTCATTCCTCGCATGATACATGAGACCATTGTAACCATCAACAGGCAGTTGCCAAGGGCAGTATTCATATCACCAGACATCCTCTTACCACGCGTTTTGTACCTGATGCCTCGGGTACTCACGCCCCGGTTGTCAAGCTGCCACCGAAGTAGCGTCCTGAACTCAGGGTCGTTACACATAATAAGGTATACCATGTGCTCGATTTGTAGCAGTTCTTTAGAGACATGCTGATCGAAGCGACTGGCGTCTAGTGATACCACACACGGAGTACTGAAGCCTCTCAGCTTCTGGGCCAGGAGCTTAGCTCGACCGGCTTGCGAGAGGCTCTTACCAATCAAGCGTGTAGCTGGCAACACCTTGCCGTCACCACTCAACTGGTAAAGTGCATGTTCGCAGGCTTTCAGGAACCTGCCAACTGCAACACAGTACTTTGGATCGCGAAACTGTATCGCCCGAGGATCTGGGTTAACCTTGGACGGATTTAGTTTCTCGAACTTCACAAACATTTTGATTTGGGCGCTTTTTCGGGTCAATCCCTCGTTTAGGACGTCGTCAGTTGCCCTGACGTAGTTAGCGGCTTTTCCACCACTATACGCCTTGGGCATCTCGTACCAATCCTGAGGGGACACGCGCGGCAGCAAATTCCCAATCAAACGGGCTTGCTTGCGAAGTTTCTTCAAACCGGCCATTGTCGGGACCGGAACCGCACCCAGAACCCGATTCCTGAGTGCGATAGTTTGATTGCAGCTGCAATCGTGGTGTGCAAATGGTAGGTACGTCCCGGGATATTGCAATCGGGTGACCCTTGTCCACTTGCGGGTATGTTCGCCTTCCCTGCGGGTTGCTTGCGCCATGATGCCGCAGCCGGGAGCAAGCGCTTTCAAGTCTTTGCTACCGGCGCATAACGCAGGCACTACCACAGGGCACCGTCAATGGAGATCCATCCGGGCGCCGCTTGGCAGCGCTCCAGTCGCCTGCCAGCGGTTGATCACCTGCATGGACTCCAGCGACTCCGGATTGTCCCAGCACGCAAGCTGGGCGGTCTCGAGCACGGTCCCCTCCATGAGGGTACGTACGAGACCGCCAACTTGCGCAGCCTTGTCACATTCGGTCCACCCAGAGCGGTGTTCTCGCAACCACTGCTCTGCCATGTACTCCATGGTCTGCGCGAGAAGCGGCGTCTTTTTCTGACGCGCGGTCTTGCGCAAAACGTGGGCAAATAGCTCGGGGTCAAGGCATCGTTCCGCAGCGATGCGCCTGATCTCGGCCCGAATGTCGGGAAGCTCCGCTTTGATGACGGGCTTTGGGCGGTTATACCACGCCACAGCGAACCACACGATGCTCGCCACACACAATGCGATGTTGCGTGTGGTAGCCGCCGTGAGAAGCAGGCTGAAAACATCAGCTAGTTGCTCGCGGAGGGCATCGGGGTCCTGCTGGGCAGCGACATAGCCCACCCCAACGACCAGGGTCCAAGCGGCGACTCTCCTCCAGTACGCTGCTTGGTCCACATCCACCACTGCGACTGGCATTGGGCGGAACTCTGGCGCCTCTGGGGCTCGTTCCACTTCCTGGTCTGCAGGGGATGGGTCTGTTGGTTCAGGTGGCCCGCCACTCGGGGGAACCTCCGGCTCTCTGGGCTCCGGTTCCACCTTGGGGGCGGGACTCGCTGATCGCGCCTCACGACGCTTGTCAACGGCCATGCCACCAGAGCTACGGCGACCAAGCCGTGCTCTGCGCTTTGGGTTCCTGCCAGGGCTACCGCTCCTGGGTGAGGATTCTTGTGCCCCCCCTGATGGAGGCACAATGGACGCAACAACGTTTTCTGCTGCGCCCGCAATCGGCAGGATCGCTCCTGCCGCACAGCCGTCACCGGCTGCTGTCTCACCTCTGCGGTGTCGGTGAGACCCACTCCCTTGGCGAGGAGTGGTTTTGGCACTAGGTGCCAGGGTGGGAGTAACTTGTTG